TGCCCATGTTCGTCTCGTGGGCCATCGCCGCGGGAACGGCTGCCGTGGCGACCATTGCCGCGGCCGCGCCGATCATCGCAATCGGCGTCGCCGTGGCCGCCGTCGCCTACGTCATCATCCACAACTGGGACACGATCGTCGCCGCGACGACGGCCGCATGGAACGCGATCGTCGGCGCCGTCCAGTTCGTGTGGAACTGGATCAAGGACAACTGGCCGCTGCTGCTGGCGATCATCACGGGCCCGATCGGCGCGGCCGTCATCCTCGTCGTCAAGAACTGGGACACGATCAAGGCCGCCGCGGAAGCCGTGTGGGACTGGCTGAACGGCGCCTGGCAGTCGGTGCTCGGCTTCATCTCCAAGCCCGTCCAGGCGGCGAAGGATCTGGTTCAGGCGGCGTGGGACGGGATCAAGGGCGGCGCGCAGGCGGTCTACGACTGGCTGAACAGCACCTGGCAGGCGATCTCGGGCTTCATCACGAAGCCGATCCAGGCGGCGAAGGACACGATCGTCGGGCTGTGGGACGACATCAAGAACGCGGCGACGGGCGCCTATGACTGGGTGAAACAGAAATTCGACGACATGGCCTCGGCGATCTCGGGCGTGCTGTCTGGAATCAAGACCGCCGTGACGAACATCGTCGACGCGATCAAGAACCCGATCAACGCGATGATCCGCGCCTGGAACGGGCTGGAGTTCCGCATCCCGAGCTTCACGCTGCCAAGCGTCGACACGCACATTCCCGGCGTGGGCACGATCGGCGGCGGCACGTTCGGCGGGCAGACGATCGGCTTCCCCGACATCCCGCAGCTCGCAGCCGGCGGCGTGCTGACGAGCGCGACGCTGTTCATCGGTGGCGAGGCCGGGACCGAGATCGTCACGCCCGAGGCGCTGATGCGCCAGATCATCCGCGAGGAAGGCGGCGGCCGCTACACGCTGAACCTGTACCCGCGCACGGCCGACGCCGCCGACATCGCCTACGGCTTCCGTCGCCTCGAGCTGATGGCCGGCATCTCGTGACCGCCTGGACGCCCGACGCCAACTGTGAGACGCACGAATGGCGCAGCGCGGTGGGCGAGACGATCCGCTTCGTCACCCGCGTCGAGGCCCAGCAGCGGATGATGCCGCCCGTCACGATCCACACGGTGCGCGTGCCGCAGGCGCAGGGCGGCCGCTTCCGCCACGCCCGCCACGACGAACGGCTCGTGACGCTGCCCGTCGTCGTGCCCGGCGCGGCGGCCGGCCGGGACGAGACGCGCCGCTGGGCCCGTGCGCTGGACCCGCTGAAGGGCGAGGGCACCCTGACCGTCGTCCAGGGCGACCACGCCGGCCATCAGCTCGTCTGCGCCTACGAGGCCGGGCTCGAAGAATGGGCCGAGGAAGGCGTCGAGCTGCTCGGGCTGACGACGCTCGCCTTCCGCGCCGCCGACCCGTACTGGCAGGACGCCACCGAGTCGACGCTGACGGCAACGATCAACTCCAAGGCGTTCACCTGGTTCCCGTTCCTGCCGCTCGTACTCGGCAGCTCCGACGTCTTCGCCGCCGCCACGATCACCAACACCGGCGACGTCGACGCCTGGCCGATCATCACGACCGTCGGGCCCGGCACCGACCTGACGCTGCGCAACGACACGACCGGCGACGCCTGGCACCTGACCGGGAACATCGCCGCCGGCTCGTCGCTCGTCGTCGACCATCGGCCCGGCCACAAGTCGGCGCGCCTCGACGGCGTGAACGTCTTCGGCCGCCTCGACGACGCGAGCACGCTGTGGCCGCTCGTGCCCGGCCCGAACCGCATCTCGATCGGCTTCGCCTCGGGCACGTCGGCCAGCTCGGTCGCCTTCGCCTGGCGCACGAGGTGGCTGGCCGCATGAGCTGGGAGCTGTTCGTCACCGACCGCGTCGGCGTGCGCCAGGCCGTCGTCGACCCGTACGAGTCGGCCGAGGTGATCGCCCGCGTCAACGACGTGACGACCTGGCAGCTCGTGCTGCCGACCGACACCGACGCCGGGCAGATCTTCGTGACCGACCCGTTCGCCCGCCTCGAGGTCGCCTTCGAGGGCGCGGCGTGGCGCTCGGGCCCGGTCGCCCATCTCGAGCGGTCGGTCGACTTCGACGGCGACATGCTGCAGATCACGGGCGTCGATGACACGGTCTGGCTGGCGCGCAGGAACGCCCACCCGCAGCCCGGCACGGCGGCGCCGCCCTATGCGACGACGGCCTACGACGTGCACACCGGGAACGTGGCCGCGGTGCTCGCCGAGCTCGTGCGCGTCAACGCCGGGCCGTCAGCCGTGGCGGCGCGCCAGGTGCCCGGCCTCGTCGTGCCCGTGCCCGCACCGGCGGGCCCGACGATCACGGTCTCGGCGCGCTGGCAGAACCTGCTGACGCTGTGCCAGGACACGGCGCGGCCCTACGGGCTGATCTTCGACGTCGTCGACCTGCGCTTCGAGGCCTACGCCGCGGTCAACCGTGGCGCCATCTTCAGCGCTGGCCTGGAGACGCTCGCCGCGTGGAAGGCGACGGCCGACGTCGCCACGGCGAACAAGGTCGTCGTCGCAGGCGGCGGCGTCGGCACGCAGCGCATCATCCGCGAGACGTCGAGCCCGGTCTCGATCTCGCAGTGGGGCCTCGTCGAGTCGTTCGAGGATCGGCGCGACACGACCGACACCGCCGAGCTCGACAAGGCCGCCGCCGAGGCGCTCGCCTCGGGCATCCTGCCGACGACGGTCGTCTTCACGCCGCTGGACACCGAGGGCCAGGCCTTCGGGCGCGACTGGACGCTCGGCGACGTCGTCACCGTGATCGCTGGCGGGCTGACCGTGATCGATCAGGTTCGTGAGATTCACGTCACGCTCGACGACGCAGGCGCGACCGTGATCCCGTCGGTCGGCGCGCCTGCGGGCGATCTCGCGCTGTTCCGCGAGCTGGCTGGGCTCGACCGTCGAGTGCGTCAACTGGAGAGGGTCTGACATGGTCGCGATGAACGTATGGCCGACTGATGCGAGCGACGGCTCGGTGGCGAACGAGGCCCGCTGGCGCAAGATGGCCCGCTACTGGCAGCCCTCGGGCGTCGTCAGCGGACTGAGCCCGTCGCTGGCCTACCCGAACCTGACGATCCAGGCGGGCACGTGCTGGGTCGACGGGCACTTCTGCGAGCTGCTCGGCAGCCAGGTGCTGACCGTCACCGCGAACGGGCTCGCCGTCGTGCGCTTCGACCCAGCGGCGAACACCGCCGAGCTGCTCTACCGCGCCGGCGCGACGACGCCGCAGCAGTCGCCGACCGGCGTCTACGAAATCCCGATCGCCGTGATCGCCGGCAGCGCGTTGACGGTCGACGCCCGAGCGCTGGTCGACCCAGCGGGCGGGATGCTGTTTGGCACGCCGCAGGCCCGAGACCTGAACCTGCCCGCGCCGCCCGACGGGCTCGTCGTCCAGACGGCAGGCGGCGTGCTCTGGAACCGCGTCGCCGGCGCGTGGCTCTCACCGAACCGCATCGTCACGGGCGCTGTTCTCGGCGCGACACTGCCCGCCGATCAGACGTTGACCCGCACCGTCAGCGACATGACATTGCCCAGCAGCCCGTCGAAGTTTCTCGTGATCTACACCGTGCTCGTGTCCAGCACGGTCGGGCTGAACGTGCTGTTCCGCATGTACGGCACCTGGGCCGCGCCGAACTATCAGGATTATCAGATCAGCAGCGCGGCGGGCTCGCAGTCACTGACGTTCGTGGCGCTCGCAAACGCCGGAGCAGGACTATCGATCTACGGGTCGTCACGTAGCGGAACCCTCGCCTCGACGTACGCCGACGGCGTGAATCATCAGCTCCTGGCGATCGGCCTGGCCTGACCCACTGGAGGAACCATGTCCTACTCGACGATCAACATCTGCGCCGCCGACGAGGCCTTCCGCGGCCGACTGACGGCCGCGCTCGCCGACGAGGGCGAGACGAACCCGCAGGCCCACGTCTACGACGTGCTCTGGTTCGTCTGCTCCCGCGACGACATCGAAGCGGCCTACGCCTCGGCGCTGGCTGCCGGGAACGAGAACCCTGGCGGCGATGAGTCAGTGATCAGCGACCAGATGATCCTCTCAGCCGTCCAGGCCGCGCCGGCGCCGACGCCGTGACCGACTTCGGCGACGACGATCCCGAGGACGCCTACGACGTCGGCGACCCGCTGCCGCTGCGCCTGCGCGTGATCGCCCGCATCCTCGAAGACATCGCCGCGCACGACGACGACCGAGTCGAGCGCCGCCGCGACGGCGTGCGCGAGCTGCTCGCCGCGATCGTCCACGAACTGGACGACGACTGATGGGCGGCATCTGGCTGTACGACCTGCCCGAAGCGCTCGCCGGCCTGGGTGGCGTGTCGTTCTACGACGGCTGGGAGACCCGCTCGCGCAGCTCGGGCGGCTACGACGCGCTGCTCGGCATCGCCGTGCACCACACGGCCAGCCAGACCAGCGCAGCCAACGACACGGCGTACATGTGGCGCAACGCCGACGACCGGCCGATCGGCGCGATCTACCTCGCCCGCGACGGGCAGATCATCGTCGGCTGCGCCGGGGCCACCAACTGCGTCGGCAAGGGTGGGCCGCTGCTCACCACCAAGGGCACGATCCCCAAGGACGGCGGCAACGCCCGCAGCATCTCGATCGAGGCGGCCAACAACGGCGTCGGCGAGCAGTGGCCCGACGTCCAGCAGGACCGCTACATCGAGCTCGTCGACCGGCTGCTGCGGTGGTACGGCTTCGCCGCCGCCGACGTGTTCTCCCATCACGAGTGGGCGCCCGACCGCAAGATCGACCCGGCCGGCCCGTCGCGCTTCGGCACGATCAACACGTCGATGACGTGGAACATGGGCTACTTCCGCGCCGCCCTCGGCGCGCCCGACCCGAACCCGATCCCCCCACCGATACCGGAGGACTTCGACATGGACTCATTCCTGATCCGCGACCGTGACAGCGGTGGCATCGCCCTGGTCTACGGCGACGGCAAGACGAACGGCATCGACGGCAACAACCTCGATGCGTGGGTCGCCCGGTTCGGGCCGTGGCTCGACATGGACCCGAATATCTACGCCAACTTCATCGCCAAGGGAAGCTGACGTGCTCGCCGACATCGCCCACGGCCACGTCGCGTTCGCTGACGTCATGTTCCTCGTCGCCCTCATCGTGTTCCTCGTCGCCGCGGTGGTCATCGTCGTGCGCCGCACCGCGGTGGAGACCGCGCTGATCACGTTCGGGCTCGCCGCGCTGGCCCTCGGTCTGCTCGTGCTGTAGTGCTCGCCTCGGTCGACTGGTCGAGCATCCATGTCGCCGGCGCGTTCGTGCTCGGCGCGGTGCTGGGCACGGTCGCCACGATCCGCATCTTCCGCTACGTGCTCGACTACCTGAAGCGCCGCGACGGGCCGTGAACCACCCGACCCGCGCCCTGGCCGGCTGGGTGCTCATCGTGCTGTTCGTCCTGCTGCTCGTCTGGCCCGGGTCGCGGGACTAAGCAGCGATCAATCCTGAACCCTGCTCAACTCGTCCGGGCAGTGGGCCGACACGTAGGCCTCCATCTCGCTCTGCGTCCAGTGGCCGATGCGCCGCCAGTCGCTCGGGTGCAGCTTCGCGTTGGCCGGGTCGGCGATCGCCGCGCACGCCTCCGTTCCGGCCGGCACAGTCGCCGGTGTCGTCGTGTCGTCGTCGCCTTTGGTCAGCGTGCTGACGCCGATGGCGGCGATGACGACCACGACCAGGCCGAGCACCCACACCGGGATCCGCAGGAACGGTTCGCGTTTCCACCACGGCTTCGGCTGGCTGTTGTCCATGGGTCGTCCCTGACTGGCGCGTATCTCACCGTGAGATATTGCGTCCGATGATGTATCGTACCCTCAGATGACGCTAAGGTGCTGCGTATCACCTATGGCGTGATGCAACATGACTCGATGTGAGTTGGAGGGCTTGCCAAGGTGAGGGTCGCGGGTTCGAATCCCGTCGTCCGCTCCAAACCCTTACGCCATAAGGGTTTCGTCCGGTCGTCGGGGCTGTCGGAAGGCCGAAAAACCGGGTCGCGTCACTCACCTCGCGGGATTTTCACCCCGCGTCCCTCACCTTGACGGAGACCCCGATGCCCACCCCACCTGCCCATCCCGAGCTCGCCGAGTTCCTCGACGAGGTGGCCTGGTCGACGAACACGATCACCAACGCGATGTCCAACCTGCGCCGCTGGGAACGGGTCTGCGCGGCGGCCGGCGTCGACGTCGTGGCCGCCGACCACACCATCTTGCGCAACCACCTGCGCGCCCGCGAAGCCGCCGGGATCGGCTCGGAGACCCGCCACAAGGAATGGCAGCACGTCACCGCGTTCTACCGCTGGGCGGCGACCCAGGTCGCGGATGGCGGGCCGGGGCTGCTGGCCGCCAACCCGATGCTGCGGGTGAAGGCGCCGGTGGTGGTGGTCCGCGACCAGCGCAGCGCGGACGTGACCGTCGCCGACCGGCTGGTCGAGCACTTCGGGGCGATCGCCCGCCAACGCCGCGGTGGTGGCGAGGAGGCCCGGGCGTGGCGCGACGCGGCGATCGTGTCGATGATGATGCGCGCCGGGGTGCGTTCCAACGAGATCGGCGGGATCGACTTCGAGCACCTGGTGCGCGACGGGCGCGGCGAGCTGGTCGCCTGCCACGTCGTGCGCACCAAGAACGGCCAGCCGCGGCTGGTCCCGCTGACCGACGAGCTGCCCCGGCTGTTGGCCCGCTACCTGCGCCGCCGCGGCACCGGCGCGGGCCCGCTGTTCGCCGGGCGCGCCGGGCACACCCGCGACCGCGACGGGCGCCTGTCGGCCGCCGCGGTGCAGCAGATGATCCGCCGCGGCGCCAAGGCGTGCGGGATCACCGTGTCGGCCCACGACTTCCGGCGCGGCTGGGCGGTGGCCTCGGCCGAACGTGGCGTCGACCGTGGCTGGCTGAAGATCGTCGGCGGGTGGGACAAGGACGTGATGCTCGACCGCTACCTCGGCCCGGCCAAACGGCAGCTGGCCGTCGACGAGTTCCACGCCGCGCTGGGCCGCCCGGGTGAACGGTCCGTCACCCTGCGTCGGATCGGGTAAACCTACGGTCAACGGCGCATCATCTGCCGGAAGGGATGGGTTCAGCGCCGTTGACGGCACAGCGCCGTCTGAGGTGCCGGGGAGGGGATCCAATGGGCCATCACGAGTTCCGCCACGCCGTCGTCGACGTCTGCGGGCATGTCGACGACGATCTGCAGTGCATCACCCAGTACCGGATCCGAACCGCCGACGGCGTCGTCGTCGTCGCTGCGGCGATGACCCCGCTGGAACTGCTCGAGGAGGCCCGCCGGGCCACCGAGATGGCCCTCGAGGTCCTCGTCCTGCAGCGGGCGACCGCCAAGATGGTCGACCACGGCATGCCCGTCGCCGAGGCCCGCCAGGCCCTCGACCAGGCGTTCGCCGACGCCCTCGCGGTGATCAACGACTAACGCCGGCGCGTCGCCACCAACGCCCGCACGAACGCCAGCAGGGCGTCGCGCTCGTCGTCGGGCAACTGCTCGACGAGCACCAGCAGGTCGTTGCGCCACCCGTAGGGCACCGCCCGCGGTGGCTCGCCAAACTGGGCGACGATGGCGCGCAGCTCGGCGATCGACTGGGTGAGCGCCTCGTCGGCCGCGGCACGCTCTGCGGCGTCTGCATCGCGTGAGGCGACGACGGTGCGCTCGTCGTCGATGATCGCCTGGGCGTGGCCGACCTCCCAGCCGAGGGCCTTGTCCAGCGCGGCGAGCGTCGGCGCGGTGTAGTCGCGCGGCCGGCCCGACTCGATCGCGCCGAACGTGGCCAACGAGACCGGGCCGCGGCGGGCCGCGGCCTCCTGGGAGAGCCCGAGTTCGCTGCGCCGTCGACGAACCTCGCGGGCCAGACGAACAGACATGAGCGGTTCGGAATCTACGGAACCGCCACCATCGGTGGTCACGTCTGTCTGGCGCATGTCCCATCACCCCGTCCGAAAAGTTACGGGCATCAATACACCGACAGGACACGTCACTACACATCATCACACACTCATCTCCCATCAACACACGTCATGACCACACAGGTCAACTCACGTTGTGCACAGGTTGTACCCCTTGCTCCCCACAGCCGCCGTGCCGTTAGATGCTTCGACATGACGCAGGGTGAGGGGGATGTGATGCCGAGTGACGTGCTCGACCTGATCGACGCCAAAGGGATCGCCGCCGAGCTCGGCGTCCACGTCGTCACGATCCGCAAGCTGCTGTCGACCGGCGAGCTGCCCTCGACCAAGGTCGGTAACCGTCGCCTCGTGCGCCGCCGCGACCTCGTCAAGTTCATCGACGACCGCATCGACGGCCGCGCCTGCTGACCGCCCGGGCCAGCCCGGTGTCGCGCCTTCCGAACCCAGCCCGCGGCACCGGCCTGGCCCCCGACCACTCATGAGGAGCACCCATGGGCCTGCAACCGTTCGAAGGGCGCGACGTCGTCCAGGCGTCGATGCGCATCACCCGCGCCGGCGACGGGCTGTCCACCGCGCTGGGCATCGAACCCGTCGAGTACCACCCCGGCGACCGCCTCCACGTCCTGCTCGAGGTCGAGGTCGGCCGGGTGTCCTACGACCCGATCAAGGACACCGACTGCCTGCGCCGCGTGCACACCCTCGTCGCCGGCGTCGGCACCGTCGTCGACGGCAAATGGGCCAAGGACGCCATCGCCAAGCAGCGCAGCGCCAACCTCGCCGCAGCCGGGGTGACCGAGCTGCCTGGGCTGAGCGACGAGTGATGAGCGTCGACGAGCTCGCCGCCCGACGCCGGGCCAAAGCCGACGCCCGAGTGACCGCCGACTGCCTGCGCACCATCGCCGTGCTGGAGCGGCAACGCATCGCCATCGACCACGTTGCCGCGCTGATCGCGGCATCGATCCGTCGGCACCCGAGCAGCGGGCGGCCGTACGACCAGGAGGCCGAAGGATGATCGCCACCCTCGCCGCCCTGGCGCTTGTCGTCGCCCCCACATGGCTCGACCTGCCGCCCGAGATCGTCGAGCCCGCCACGGCCACCCAAGAGGCCGAACGGCTCGACCCGCCCGCGCCGCCCACCTCCGTCGCCGTCGAGACCTCCGGCTCGTCAGCGTCGAGCGGTGGGCGGTGCGTCGGCTGGGAGGGATTGTTGTCGAGCTACAGCCCGGGCTGGTCCGTCGAGCGGATGAGTCGGATCATGTACCGCGAGTCGCGCTGTCTGCCAGCGGCACGCAACCCGTCGGGCGCCAGCGGGCTGCTGCAGGTGATGCGCTCGCACTGCGGCTGGCTGGCCGGCGCGGTGGGGCCGTGCGACCTGTTCGACGCCGAGTACAACGTGCGCGCCGCCGCCGCGCTGTGGCGCCGCCAGGGCTACGGCGCCTGGAGCACGTCGTGAACCGCGCCGTGGGCTCGGCCGCCGAGTGGCCCAAGCACTGGATGAGCCGCCTGTCGACACGTCAGCGCGTCGTCGTGTTGACGTTCGAGACGGTCGAGCAGGCCGAGGCGTGGGACGCCAACGGCTGCCCGCTGTCCGCGCTGGAGGTCGACGCATGACCCGCGACCGCTTCGACGGGCCCGACGAGTACTTCGGCTATCCGCTGTGGACCCGCGACGACGAGGAGCGCGCCACCGAGGACACCTACCGGCGGATCAACGACGCCGAGCGCTACCGCTTCGAGCCGTGGACGGCGGTGCTGCCGTGAGGACGCATGGCCGGATCGCCACCTACGTGCATGGCTGTCGCTGCGCCGAGTGCCGACGAGCTTGCGCCGACCAGACGCGCAGGTATCGGGCCCGGCGTTATGCGGCCCGTACGACACGATCCGGGGGCCAGATCTGCATCCGCTGCTGGCAGTCGTTCGATCCGAGGGGTTTCACCAACCACGAGAAGGCGTGCCTGTCATGACCGACGCCCGACGTGCCGAGTGGCTGGCCTGGCGCCGCGACCGCATCGGTGGCAGCGACGTCGCCGGCATCCTCGGCCTGTCGCCGTGGGAGTCGCCCTACTCGATCTGGCTGTCCAAGGTGATGGACCTGCCCGACCGCGAGCCGTCCGAGGCGATGGAGTTCGGCATGCGCGCCGAGCCGATGCTGGCGCGCTGGTTCACCGACCGCACCGGGCTGTTCGTGTTCGGCGAGCAGATGTGGTGCACCCACCCGACGATCCGCTACGCCGGGTGCACCGTCGACGGACTCGTCGGCGACAGCCCCAACAGCCTCGATCTCGACGTGGCGTTGGGCGCCGCCGAGTGGAAGACGACGAGCGACCCGCCGGCCGAGTGGGAGGGCAAGGTGCCCGACCACTACGCCTGCCAGGCGACGTGGACCATGGCCGTGCTCGACGTCGAGCAGGTCTGGTTCGGCGTGCTGCACCTGGCCTACGGGCGCCCGGCGTTCCGGGTCTACGAGTTCAAGCGCGACCATGACGACGAGGCGTTCGTGCTCGCCGCCTGCGAGCGGTTCTGGACCGAGCACGTCGTCACTGGGCTGCCACCGGACATCGACGCCCACCCGGCGACCCTGGCGGCGCTGAACGCCCGCTGGCCCGAGACCACCGAGGCCGCGCTGCTCGTCGACGAGCGCACCGGGTTCCTGCTCGAGCAGCACCACTGGTTCCGCGCCGAGGCCGACTCCGCGCTCACCGAGCTCGACATCGTCGACAACCAGCTGCGCGCCCTGATCGGCGACAACGAGGCGATCGTCTCCGAGCCCGACGCCAAGGGGCGCACGAAGAACCTGGCGACGTGGAAGTGGCAGACCCGCCACGGCGTCGACCTCGACCGGCTGCGTGCCGCGTGGCCCGACGTGGTCCGCCAGTTCGAGACCGAGACCCGCAGCCGGGTGCTGCGCGTCACCAAACCCAAGCGAGGAGAGCCCTGATGGCCGGACAGATCGAGACCGCCACCCGAGCCGCCGCCGAACGGCCGAAGCCGCCGACACCGCGCCAGCAGATCCGCGACCAGTTGGCCACGTACCGGCCGGTGATCACCAAGCTCCTCGCCGGCACCGGTGTCAACGAGGAGACGTTCGGCGCGCAGATCGCCAACGCGCTGCGCGCCGTGCCCGAGCTGTGGGAGTGCGCCCCCGAGACCGTGCTCGGTGCTGCGCTGCGCTGCGCCCAGCTCGGCATGGCGCCCAACGATGGGACGAACCGCACGTGGATCCTGCCGTACAAGCGCCAGGCCACGTTCCAACTCGGCTACGGCGGGGTGATGGAGCTCGCCCGGCGGGCCGTGCCCGGGCTGCGCTTCGACGGGCGTCCGGTGTTCCCCCACGACGAGTTCGCCCTGGACTGGGGCAAGGCCGAGCCGCTGACGCACAAGCCGTCGTTCAGCCTGCAGACCGACCGCGGTGGGCAGGCGTACGCCTGGTACGTGCGGGCGATCTACCCCGACGGGTCCGTGCAGGTCCACGCGCTCGACCGTGAGGGCGTCGAGTACCACCGCTCGTTCTCCAAGCAGCCCGACGGGCTGATGTGGACGAAGTCCTACGACTCGGCGGCGCTCAAGTCGGTGGTGATGGACATGAAGCGGTGGCTGCCGTCATCGGCGCAGCTCGCCGCCGG